AATTAGTGGGCTGACCGAGACGTTGCCCAAGCGTTCCTAACCTGTCCTCAGAGGGACTCGCCCTCGGTCTGGCGGGGGTCTTGTAGTTCTTCAATCAAAACCCTGATAAGACCACCCTTGATTGGCTCTCCGCGAATCATCTCAATGTGGTCTACCTGAAAATCATCATCGAAAACACCAGCATCTTGTAAGCTGTCGAGGACGGCTTTAATCCTGTTGTCGATGTCAATTTTCCTTTTATCTCTAGGACGCAAAATCATTGTTATTTTCAATTTCTTGTCCTCAAACTTAGGAATGTTTTTCTCAATAATGTAATTCTGCACGTCTGTTTTGAATTGCCGTCCATTCTTTGAGAGAACGGTTCTCCCTCGAAAGTTCCTCCAATAAGTATTCATTGAAGGAGGGAACGGCAACTCTAGCCAGACGTGCATTACCAAGGAATGTCGCCAGCCATCTTCGATTTGGGCGTTATTTCTTTTGGATACTGAGCATCCTTTTGTTTGTCCTTCCAGTCGGGGTCAGATACCTTGATGTTGAAATACTCACCATGAGGGCCATCATTTTTCCAAATACCAAAGTTCACTATCTGACCTTTGACGCACAGAGTTCCTTTTAAATCAGGGTCTGTGTCCTTTTGCTTGTATTTGTTGTGTGTGATTCTTCCCTTTAATTCTTGGGGAATAAACTTTGTGTACTCTCTTGCTTCACTCATTACTGGTTCCTTTATCTTAGGTAAAAATGCCCCAATACTTCGAGGCGCATTGTGTCTAAAGTTATTCAAGTGGGTCTTCCAAGTCTGCAAATGGGTCTACGCCCTGTTTAGCTGCGATAAATTTAGTCTTGGTAACAGCATCCATGCGCTTAATTGCGTCAGCGTTCCCCGCCTCCCAAGTTTTTCGCTTTTCTAGCTTTTGCTCGTCTGTCAGCTTTGGGCTATCTTCGATATTGTTAAGCATGGCAACGTACTCCTTGATGTATTCCTGCCAGTCTGAGCAGTTCAAATACACTTTGCCGTCTGGTAACAGTAACTGGTACTCCGTTACCTGTTCCTCAATAACAATTTCCGCTTCGCCCATGTCCTTGACAGTCGGGCTAGGCGTCTTGAACGTCTCAACTTCCTCTGGCGTGTAAACTCCAACCACGCAAGACGGATAGACTGTTCTAACGCCTTCTGAGACGCATCTGGCCCTAAGCATTGCTCTTGCGTAGTTACGCCAATTGTCTTTGCCGGTAAGCCCGATTTTCTTAGCCATCTCGAATGTCCAAACGACAGTAACAGAGCCGCCGTTAGGGTGAGAAAAAGTCCCAGCCACTCTTTCATCGGTGTATTCCTCCCATTTGACTGAGCCACCGGCTTGCTGAAAGCGACCTAACATTGCGTCAGCCTTCAAAGCAGGTCGGCCCTGTATGACATGAAAATCCCGCATAGCGATAGCAGGGTGCATATTCTCTGCTTGGCAGAGCAGCATGATTGCCATTGCTTCCTCAGTTGATTTAAAGCCGAACATCTTGCTTTTAGATGCAACTTCAGCCATCTCGCGTATTTCATTAATCGGCACTAGGGCAGTCATAAGTCCCTCGCTCTCATCATTGCGTCAGCGATTTGATAAGCACCTTTAGCAATGTTTTCTTCAATTTCGGGCGTCCAATCAATGTTTTTTCCTGCAAAATGCGTCAAAGCCATTGCAGCAAAGTAGTCGCGCAATGTCATGCCGCTTTCTTGCGTACCTGTTAGTGGGTTGTGAACATTAGGGAATGCGTACATAAATCCTCCGTTATTTAAGTAAGAAGCGGCGAGAACCTGCCGTTTTCGTGACAAACTTTTCATAGGTTTCAGGCATCGTTGATTGAAATAACTTAGCGTCAAATCTATCACTTGCTTTGCTGTTTTTCCAAGTCGCTAGAATCTTTCCGTCAAACGTCAGCAATTCAGAACAGAATCCCATATGAGACTGGATAGCAGTAGCCAGACGGTCTTCTTGCTCTTCTAGCATCTTCCTTTGTTCCTTAATATGTTTCAGAGCTTCGGCTGCTTTCTCAATCTGCGAGATAGCCACTACAGACGTGCCGTTGTCTTGGGCATAGATGAGCTTCGTCTGGTCTGTATCTTCGGGTTCTAGGGGTGTTTTAGTCGCTACTGCACCCCAAAACTTAGCCATATCTTTGATTAGTTCCTCTTTTTGGCCTTCAGTAATCGTAAAATCAAAGGTTTCAAAGTATTGACCACCAAAAAGAACAGCCAAGACAATGCGGTCAACGCCATGACAAGCCGCCTCATGGACAAGTTGAGCCATATCTGCCGGAGGAATAATGTTCGATTCAGAATCAAACTTATTACGTACCGCAGCGTTATAGTTCTTGGCCTCCACCAGCGTTTGACCATCCGCAGAGATGAAATCGAAATGGCTACGCAGCCACCCCTCTTTCGGGTGTGTAATCGCATAATCAGCGTCCTTCAATTCAATGCCGAGCTTGTCTTGGGCTAGTCTGCCGATAACTGGCTGCATAACGTGACCCATCTGGACAGCTTCCACTTGGCTAAGGTCGGGCCGTTCTTTCAAGCCTAGCTTTTCAAGCACAGCTTCATTGCCTTTGCCGTTGGCTGCTTTGCGCGAGTCACCAGACCACCATGCAGAATTGCGTATTTCGGGGAGAAAATCGTTTTGGTCGTTCATTGTTCTGTCCTCAAGTTAGGAAAATTTACATCTGGAAAAAGTGCTGCAAGGTCGTAAACAACAGGTTCTGCTGCTTCAAACAGTAGTGCGGAAGGTTTGCATTTGCCAGCTTCTGTACGCATGACTACGCACATATCAGACTTTAGACCGCCGTCAACTAGGTCAATGCCGTTCTCTGGATGGTAGCAATTGCGTGATTTGTAATGCTTGCAGTCGATACACAGCTTCGGTGTACTCATGATTTACCCCTTTGTGGTTAGGAAATACAGTAGGACTATATAGGTTAATTCAATTATGTTCAATATCTTTTTTCGCCTCACTTTCTTTAGTCGATAACCTGCCAAGGGTGGCCTATACCGGCCTCCTCTCCATACTGATTTAAGGCTACAAAACCAGTACCAAGTGCGCGTGACGGGTTAGTTGGCTTATGTCTATGTCTTGTCATTGCCACCTGCCATAGACTTTACAGATACCCTAACCAAGTTCTGTCACATTGCCGTGGGTGTCTCCGGTATGCGGTGTTTTCTTGGTAGCAGCCCATTCAAGCCCATTGCTAACGCGACCAGTGCGGTCATCATGGGCAACAAAAAAGCCGCTTGAAACTGCTCCTTGGTGGAAACCCTGTTAGTGGCAGGGCAAGGAACAGATTCAAACGGCCTTAATTTGTTGTTTTCCACGACAACAGGAGCGAATCTACATGCGCGTGGGGGATTTTGTCGATCCTCTGGAGTTAAAAAAGTCCATAAAAACCACGCGAGAGCCGTCAAAAGCATTATTCCTGCACCCATAAATATCCCAGCACATAAAATTGTGAATAAACTGGCAAGCATTATTGCCCCCTTGCGCGTATGGCCTCTTGAATACCGGAAGCAGTACCGGATTCATGGTCGGATGCAGAATCAATGTATTCATCGCATAACCTAGCACACGCTTCGCGCTCTGCTGCTGCGACTAAGTTGGCAAAGAGTTCAAGTTGTTCATAATCAAACTCAAATCCCCAACCGTCCGCAGGTTTGCCCATAGCAGCCGCATTCGCAAGTGCAATAATCATATCTCTATCCATTTTTAGCTTCTTTCTCTGCTTTAATCTCTGCAATAGGACGCCAGCCGAATTTCCTCCACGTGCGCGTGACGTCGGTGTTATTGGCAGGAATCCATTCTCTGCCCTCTAAAAGGCCCGTAGCGGGCTTTACAGAGCTTGCCAGTAGTTCGATATCCCGAATAGTCTCTAATCGCTTAAACACGCGATTCTGAGTCTCTAATTCGATGTCAATCATTAGGTTTTTAAGTTTGCCCATTATTGACCCTTTATAGTTTTGTTTAAGTTTTGCAAATATTCAAGAATTGGAACCGCTTGATACTTTTCAACATTTATCTTGTCTGTAATTGACTTGCTAAAAGTCTCAAATATTGCTTTATTGGTTGATTTGTCGACAATAACCCATGAAGCGGTACGTAATAATGAACTCATAAAACCCCCGTAAAACGATTAGGAAAGCCCATAGGGCGATTAAATAGG